CAGCCTATGACCTTGCTAACGGGAAATATACCGCACAGGACGCCACTACAGCGCGAAAAGGCCTTGTTCAGCTCAGTAGCGCCACCAACAGCGATTCTGAAACGCTGGCGGCAACACCAAAGGCGGTAAAGGCAGCATATGACCTTGCTAACGGGAAATATACCGCTCAGGACGCTACGACAGCACAAAAAGGAATTGTCCAGCTCAGTAGTGCAACCAACAGCGCATCTGAAACGCTTGCTGCGACATCGAAAGCAGTGAAAGCAGCTAATGACAATGCGAATGGTCGGGTACCTTCTGCCCGTAAGGTGAATGGTAAGGCGCTTTCAGCGGATATAACACTGACACCGAAAGATATTGGTACGCTTAACTCAACAACTATGTCATTCAGCGGTGGTGCTGGTTGGTTCAAATTAGCAACGGTAACCATGCCGCAGGCGAGTTCTGTTGTTTCAATTACGTTGATTGGTGGGGCTGGATATAACGTCGGTTCACCTCAACAGGCAGGTATATCTGAACTTGTTTTGCGTGCAGGTAATGGTAATCCGAAGGGGATTACTGGTGCTTTATGGCAGCGCACATCGGCAGGGTTTACAAATTTTGCCTGGGTCAATACATCTGGTGATACTTACGATATTTACGTTGCAATCGGAAATTATGCGACTGGTGTAAATATTCAATGGGATTATACCAGTAATGCCAGCGTAACGATTCATACGTCACCAGCATATTCTGCTAATAAGCCGGAAGGGTTAACGGACGGTACAGTTTATTCACTCTATACGCCATCAGAGCAGTTTTATCCGCCTGGCGCACCAATCCCGTGGCCATCGGATACCGTTCCGTCTGGTTATGCCCTGATGCAGGGGCAGACTTTTGACAAATCTGCCTACCCGAAACTTGCAGTCGCTTATCCGTCAGGCGTGATCCCTGATATGCGTGGCTGGACGATTAAGGGCAAGCCCGCCAGTGGTCGTGCCGTATTGTCTCAGGAGCAGGACGGCATTAAATCGCACACCCACAGCGCCAGCGCATCCAGTACGGATTTGGGTACGAAAACCACATCGTCGTTTGATTACGGCACTAAATCCACGAATAACACAGGTGCACATACCCACAATGTATCTGGTACTGCAAATAGTGCTGGCGCACATACTCATACCGTTCCATTAAGGAGACCAAACAGTGGAGGTATGAATTTCGACTGGCTTGATGGTGCATCAAGTGGCACGGTGGTGGGGAATGGAACTGTGCCTTCTTCTGGCGCACATACCCACTCAGTATCAGGTACCGCTACAAGTGCTGGGGCACATGCACACACTGTTGGTATTGGCGCTCATACGCACTCTGTTGCGATTGGTTCACATGGACACACCATCACCGTTAACGCTGCTGGTAACGCGGAAAACACCGTTAAAAACATCGCATTTAATTATATTGTGAGGCTTGCATAATGGCATTCAGAATGAGTGAACAATCACGTACTGTAAAAATTTATAACCTGCTGGCCGGAACTAATGAGTTTATTGGTGAAGGTGACGCATATATTCCACCTCATACAGGGCTGCCAGCTAATTCTACAGATATCGCCCCACCGGAAATTCCTGCTGGCTTTGTGGCAGTTTTTAACAGTGAAAATGAATCGTGGAATATTGTTGAAGACCATCGTGGTAAAACGGTCTATGACGTGGCATCGGGGGACGCGTTGTTTATTTCTGAGCCCGGACCGCTACCAGAGAATGTCACCTGGTTGTCGCCAGCAGGGGAGTATCAGAAGTGGGACGGCGTATCCTGGGTGAAGGATGAGGAAGCAGAAAAACTGTTTCGGATACGGGAAGCGGAAGAGAAAAAGGCAAGGTTGATCCAGGAAGCAACAGATAACATCGCAATTCTGCAGGATGCAGTTAATCTTGAAATAGCAACAAACGAGGAAAATTCACAACTGGATTCCTGGAGAAAATACAGAGTATTAGTGAGTAGAATTGACACCAGTACAGCTCCGGATATCGTATGGCCAGAGCTGATGAATCAGGGTTATGTGCGGGAGGACGAGCAGATAACTTCAGACTGAAATTTAGTGATGAATGTTGAATCATCAGGAATATCATGCAATACCAATGCATGAGCACCTATTGTGACATTGTTTCCTATACGCACTTTGCCACCAAGAATGGTGGCATTACAACCAATGGTCACATTATGTCCTATAACAATATCCATATCATTAAAATCACCACGCAGCCCAATAGTTACCCCTGGTTTTATTGAACAATTTTCACCGATTGTTACTTTGTGACCGATAACAACACTGTTGAGATAAGAAATATCAAAGCCTTTCCCTATATTTACAGTTAAAGGGACTGTTACATTATATTTATCAAGAATGAAACGTTCTATTTTCCCCGCAATCTTCCGACAGTATCCGCCTTTATCAAAAAGGTATTTGGCTATGCGCCACCAAAATAAATAACGAACTCTTCTATGTTTTATTGCGCGAACAATTGCCTTTCGCCAGGAGAAAGGACGCTCGCTACCGATTACTTCATAGTGAATACAATCTTTAAGTTCATTAATATTCATATCTCTATTATTCAGCATAAGATAATCATGTGACCAATTATTGTAATAATTTTAATGGTATGTTTCTACTGGCTATCCAGCGCGCCTGATGTCCAGTAACAAATCGTTAACACTGGTGCAATCAAATGGTGAGTGTTAAGACTGGCCACTTATTACCAGGTATGAGGGTATGAGTGGCCAGCATTAAATCAGAACAGCCCTTTAACTGAACTGGCCGCGCTGTTAAGGGATGATGTCACTTTATCTTTGAAGCCGGACAGCATATCGCTGAACGATGAGGATTGCAGGCGCTCCCGCAAATCCTCATCACAGCGTTCAAGGGTCAGTGAAAATTCTATCTTTTTCGCCTTACCGTAGCGATCAAACTCGGAACGGGTCGTATTCGTTTCGGTCAGGACATACATGCCGTAAATCTGCCCGACGCCATCAATCAGAGGCCAGGGGCGTCCTGTATACGCCTGCGTGGTCAGCAGCGACAGCGACACTTCGCCACCTGTAATTTCAGGATAAAGCACACCAGAAAGAACGATGCGATCATCACCTGCACCGATATACTGCCAGCTTGCTGAACTGTTAACGCGTTCATTTTTCACATGCCGCCAGCTTTTGTTTTGCTGTAACTGCTGATGCGGCAGCGTGCGCAGCTCAAAAACAAACATGCCGTAGATCATCATCATGGCCATGACTCCTCAATCTTTATCGTAAAAACTGCCACGCCCGGCACGGGCGCGCCGTTCCATTTCTGCCCTGACCATTTCACCGACCAGTTTCGCCAGTTCGCGGGGATTCTGCGTAACAACGTTATGCAGATGAACATGAATTTCACCACCAAATCCGGAGGCAACAGGCTCCCGGTTACGGAAAGTTACAGGAACTGATGCCACTGGAGATCGTATGGCCTCCGCCACCGGGCGGGAGCTGGCCGCAACAACAGGGACCAGCGCCGGAGGCAGCGGAGCCGGGACCACGGGTGTGATATTAATTGCGGGGGCAGGCTTACTGACCTGCGCAATCTTCCGCTCCTGCCACTCCCCACGAACAGCAAGTGCGCGGGGCAGGTTCTTAAAGACAATATCGCCGGGGCCAATGCGTTTTTTCGTCTCATCAACCAGCTTACCTGTGTTATCAGCAATTTTGCTGAGTCTGCGTAGCGTCCCGGTATTGCTGTCTGTGAGCGGTTTGTTGTCTTTGGGTTTATCACCTCCGGTGCCATTGCCATTTTCCACAGGCTTCGGCGGATTGATTTTCGCCAGGTCACCCTGAAGCAAGGCAACCTTGTCCTGAAGAATGGCCGCACGCTGTGCGTCTTCGATTTTCTTGCGCGCCCTTTCCGCTTCATCCGGAAGGACGCCAAGTTTTTCAAGTATCCACGCCAGCGTATCCAGTAGCATTTTTGCAGGTGTCAGAACAAGCTGTAACGCACCGCCAAGAACGTTACCGAATATCTCGCCAGCACTGGTACATTTATCCAGCGTTTCCTTGCTGGACTCCATCGGTGACAGCAGCGATTTAAACCAGTTAAACACCTGGCTGATCCCGCTTCCGATTGCGTCAAAAACAGGACCAAACCGTTCAAAGGTTTCGCGCAACGGGGTCAGCCTTTCCATAATCCCGCTGAACACCCCGGCAAAAAATGCCCTGATGGGATCCCAGTATTTCCAGATAAGAACGGCAGCTCCGGCAAGCGCAGCCACGATAAGACCAACCGGACTGAACAGCGCCCCGATAGCGCCTCCCAGTAAAGAAACGGAACCCGTCACCATTCCCCACAGCGCAGGCAACACCCTGACGACATTCATTGACCGGGTAAGAATGTCAAAACCAAGACGCAGGGTGGCCAGCTTCCCGTAAAGCACCCCAATAACCAGCGACAACGAGCCAATCGTTGCAGTCATTGCCAGCAACGCACCGCCTGCTATCAGTAGCTGGCGCGTCAGTACCGGATGGGCCTGCGCCAGCGAGGTGATTTTTTCAAGCACCCGCGTGAGCCACTGCGTGACAGAACGCAGCGGACCGTCAACCAGATCACTGATGCGAATACGAAGACCTTCCCATGCGCTGTCGAGATTTTTCAGGTCCCCATCAAGATTATCGGCCATTACTTTTGCGACGCGATCGGCCTCTCCCCTTGCCCCCTGCAATTCTCTGGTCAGTTTTTGCAGCTCTCCTGAACCAGCCGCCGCAACAAGCGTCTGCAAACCAACGAACGCCTCTTCTCCGGCGATGTCCTTGAAGAAGGAAACCTGGTCCACCTGTCCGTATTTTTGTGTCGCCTTATAGAGATCAAGCAGCACATCCTCCATCGGGCGCATTTTGCCTCTGGCGTCAGCAACTGACACCCCCAGCTCTTTCAGTGCATCAGCCGCAGCTTTTGGCGGTGATGCAAGGCGGGACAGACTTGCGCGCATGGCCGTACCAGCATCGCTTCCGCGAAGACCATTATTGGCAAGCATCCCGGCCATGGCCGCCGCTTCTTCAAGACTGATACCAAGTTTTGCGGCAACCGGACCGGTATACTTCATGGTTTCGCCCAGCGCGCGTAAATCAGTATTGGTCCGGGTGAATGCCGCTGTCAGCGTATCGCCAACACGGTCCATTTGATCGGCTGTCAGGTTGAACTGTGTGAGGATATTGGAGCCTATATCAGCCGTCTCGCCGAGTTCGACGCCACCTGCCAGCGCCATATTAAGAACACCGGGCAATGCGGCCTGAATGGCCTGCGGAGTAAAACCAGCCATTGCCAGAAAGCTCTGCCCACTGGCGGCATCACTCGCAGTAAACTGTGTTTCAGAGCCAAGTTTTAACGCCTGCTCACGCAGCGCCTTAAACTGCGGGCTGTTTTTGTCGATTCGCGTCAGTGCCTGAACGCGGGACATCTCTTTGCCGAACCCGATCGCAGGCTGCAAAAAACGCCCGGCAGCATAGCCGCCCGCCGCTGCCGCACCAATTGCCAGCGCACCACCTGTTTTCAGTTTTCCCGCTGTTTCCTGCGCGCGCGAATACCGCTCACGCGCCCATGTTACACGCGCAAGCGCCTGCCGTTCGCGTTCAAGCTGGTTGTTGTACTGTTCGGTGCGTCTGATGGCCTGCTGGATGGTGTTATCGCTGCCTGTCAGGGAAATGCCGTGGCGTTTCAGCTCTCCGCCAAGCTCCCGCATTTTCTGAATTTCCCGTGTGCGCGATTCATTCAGGCGTTCAAGCCGGGTGCTTAACTGCTGCATCAGCTTTTGTTGTTTTTCGCTGAGCACTGTCCCCGTGCGTTGTAACTGATTAAGGGCGTTAAGCTGGCGTCGTGCTTTCACGATGCCCGCATCCGCTTTACTGACAGCGTCACGGGCGCGCTCAAATGAACGCGCCTGACGCTCGAGATTTTTGATCGCCCCCTGCGTTCGCTGGATGGAGTCACCAAACTGCCCCATCAGGAGGCGGGCGTTTTCGGCAGGCCGGGTCAGCCTGTCAACGGCGCTGAAAGCGACCCGGATATCAAGAGTCTTCATTGTCTGCATTCCCGCTGCGAAGTGCCGCCCGCTCACGCCAGCTAACCACTTCGCCGGGCGTCATCATGAAGATTTCGGCGGGCGACCAGTTAAAAATGGCGGCGATATCTGCCACCAGATCTTCGATGTGCTCAAAGCACACCAGGGTGATTACGCTGCCGTCTCCTGCACGCTCTTCGCGCCAGAGTCTGGCTCGCTCATAAAATTTACAGCCACAGCGCACAACTGAATAAAATCGCGTGACGACATTTTTTTAATCATCACTTCATCCAGTCGTGGCGAGGTCACGCGAGGCAACAGCGTGAACATGGTATCCGCTTTCAGATTCAGCACATCAGACAGCGACAGACCACGCAGGGATCCAGCCTGTTCAATAGCCCCGGTGATCTCCACATACGTGATTTTTTCGCCACCACGCTCAATTGGTCGGGTCAGTTTTACGCCACGTTCGACAGCCATATCCTCACCTGCCGTCACATCATCCACCACGGTGTTATTCCGGGTTTCAGTATCGATGTCTTTCATCAGTTTTCTCCTTTTCAGTCAGAGGCGACGCACTGCGCCGCCTGCATATTACTTATCAGCCAAGCCCGAGCGCGGAACGGATACGGTCAGGCACAATGTCCTTGCCGTCCTTCCGGTAGATGTGGTTCAACAGGTCGATTTCCCACAGCGGGCGATCGTTAACGCTCAGCTTGTAGTAGGTGTTTTTGACAGCGTAAGTGTGTGATGTGGCTTCGCCCTGTTTGGCTTCCCCCATATCAATTTCCGTCACACGTCCGCGCATCTCGATTTCATACAGATCGCTTTCTGCATCGGTGTAGTATTCACCCGCAAAACGCAGCAGCGTGCCGTCAATCGTGCCGCCATATTTAAGGAACAGCGCACGAACAGCTCCCCCCATGACAAAACTCGCATCAAGCGCGGAGTCGTCCAGACCGAGATCAATACTTACCGCCCCCATCATGCCACCACCACGATAGCTGTCGGTTTTGCGCGTCAGTTTGGGCGGCGTGACGGATGTCACTTTACCCACTTCGTTTTCACCATCCACAAACAACGTAAAAAAGCGAAGATGTTTTGGTACAGCCATCAGGCACCTCCCAGCACCGCAAATGCGGGACCAAAGAATTCATCAGTAAACGTCTGGTAAAGCTCCATGTCTTCCAGCGGGGGAACAGGCGTATATTTGTAGCGAATACGCACACGTCCCTGACGTAAATTCGTGGTGCCGTTATCCACCACGTCATACCAGCACTCCGCACCAATCAGTTTCCCGGCAGTAACCAGCGAATCCAGTTTTGCCCTGATGGCGCTGATAACATCCTTCACGTTCGCAGGTGTCAGTGGACTGTCGATGGTTTCAAACTGCGCTTCCGCAATTGAATCAGCCAGCACCTGTGCGGTTCGGGTATACACCTCAAAGATGTAGGCGTTCGTTTCCGGTGTGCGGTTGCCCCAGAAGCGGAACCCGTTGCGACGAATAATGGTCGTGATTTCTTTGTTGTTGAGGCTGTTGGCATCGCTGTCTTCGGCCTGCAACGACCAGAACACATGCCTGGACATTCCCAGCACATTTTTAACCGGAACGTTGGACAGCGATTTGTGCCAGCCCTGCTCATGGTCAATGTACGCACGAAGGCCGCACGCATAAGCAGGCGCGGGGAACGTTTCGTTTTTGCCACTTTTCGGGTTGTAGGCGATGAAGTCCGGCCATAAGAGCATCACCTCACGTTCGTTGAATTTCTGGCGGTAGGTAATCGCCTCAGCCATCGTGTTACAGCCGTGACATGAGGCATACACAAACGCGCGCAGTTTACCTGCAATCACGCACAGGGATTTTGTTACAGCCTCCGTGTCCAGCTCCGGCGCGGCCAGAATACGCGGACGGTATCCGATGCTTTCATCCTGCTCTGCAACAAGCAGCGCATACATCCCCGTATAGCTGCCGTCATCCTCAGAACCACCGATAACCAGTTGATCCTGCGTCTTTCCGTCTTCTTCTTTGTGTTCAGCCACGCGAACGACGATCACCTTTGTGCTCACCTGGTCTGCGATGGCCTTAAGCGCACGATAAAGCGTCCCCGTTGTTCCGCATTTTCCCAGCACGTCATTGACGCGGGTCAGCAGTGTGGGCTTGTTCAGCGGGAACAGCTTCGCGTCCGCATCATCCGCCGTTGCCACGATACCGATAACGCTGGAATCAACATCGTTAATCGCTGTTACCAGGTCGGTATTTTCCGTAACACGGGCACCATGAAAACGAGTTTCACTCATAGCTTCAGCCCCTTGTATCCGTTAAATGATTCGGCAACAATCATCACCCACCACGCGCGTAATCTCACCCCTGCGCCGTTCTCCCGCCACGGCGACAACAAAAAGCAGTAACCCCCTCCGCACGCACATGCGACCATGCCGCACAGGGAGGGAACAGATGACCGATACCACCATGCAATTGCTCAGTCAGGGCACAGACCCCGTGAAAATGCCGGATTTTGATATTCTCGCGGAGGGTAAAACGCTGTCAGGCATGGCAGAGCGCCTGATGAGCCTGTCACTGACCGACAACCGGGGATTTGAGGCGGACCAGCTCACCATCACGCTGGATGATGCGGATGGTCAGTTACAGCTACCGCCACGGGGCGCGCGCCTGACGGTTCTCATTGGCTGGAAGGGAGAACCGCTGACAGAAAAAGGCTCTTACATTGTTGATGAAATCGCACACGAAGGACCGCCGGACAGGCTGACTGTTTCAGCCAGAAGCGCAGATTTTCGGGATGAATTTAACGTTAAACGTGAGGTGTCCTGGCATGATGTGACCGTTGAGCGTGTGGTATCCGCCATCGCTCATCGGTACGGTCTGAAACCGCAAATCAGCGAAATGCTGATGGATATCGAAATCGACCACGCCGACCAGACCGAAGAAAGTGACATGTCCTTCCTTACGCGCATGGCGGAAATGCTGGGCGCAATCACCACGGTAAAAAGCGGTAATCTGTTATTCATCATGCCCGGCGGTGGCGTGAACGCACAGGGCCAGCCGTTGCCATCGTTCGCCATCACACGCAGCAGCGGCGATCGCCATCAGTTCCGCATTGCTGACCGCGAGGCGTATACGGGGGTACGCGCTTACTGGCTTGATCTTAATTACGGGAAAAAGAAAAAAGTCAGCGTGAAACGCCGCAAACCGCCAAAACCGAAAAAAGAGAAAAGCAGTAGCCGTGAAGGTGATTATATGGAAGGCGCGGAAGGCAATGTGTTTGTGTTACGCAAGACTTATCAGAACGAGCAGGCAGCAAGACGCGCAGCGGCGGCAAAGTGGCAACAACTACAACGCGGAGCCGCATCATTCTCCATCACACTGGCACGCGGACGCGCAGAACTCTACCCCGAAATGCATGGCACGGTAACAGGATTTAAAAGCGAGATTGATAATCAGGACTGGATTATTGCAAAAGCCGAGCACACCATTGATAACAGCGGCTTTACCACGCAGCTTGAGCTTGAAGCAAAAATCCCGGAATGGATAGCAGAAACAGAGTGAACCATTCAGATGTATTAGTGCAGACCTGAACGGCCACTCTTACGAGATAGAACCAAATCTAATATGGCAGTCCGCCCTGTACCAGTAAGCGGACATTGTAACAGTAAAGCAAATTAAAGCATTAGATGTGTTAGTTTAAGCATTGTTTTCTGCTACGTTTTCTTTTCTCTTTTATTTTTCTTTGCGTTTCCTTTTTCATTTTACGCTTTTTTTTATCAATATTTTTTTTGAGATCACTCATATGGTATGACCACTTAATCAGACTATCTGGATATTGCTGATCAAAAATAATCCGTGTTTCGTAACCATTTCCAATAAAAACACTCTGTCCATCAACACTAGAAACTACCCCCTTCCCATTGATGGAAAGCATACTCATAGGATTAATCTTCGGAGATGGAAAATCCAATAACTCATAAATCCCGGGGTATTTTTTATTTGCTCTTTCTACGAAACGACGATGATCGAAACACAGCACAACAATTAGATTGCCATTAATGATATCCAGAAGCAATTTATCAGGTAGGTTCAAACTAAAAAATGGACGTGATAAAGCATCTGAAAAGCTATCAAGAATATTAAACACTCTCCCCGATATTCTAGATACCTCCATCCATCCATTAAAACCGCAAAAACCCATATTAGAATTAATATATGCCCCAAGGAATAAACAATCATTAATGTCAGTAATCGCCCAAGTTTTACCGTTATATATCTCATACCAAAGCTCAATAATCTTATCTGTATAAAAATCGGGACAAAAATCTCTGTCATGAATTGTTACTTGAGACTGAAAAAAGTTATCAAATCCCTTACCAGTTTCAATGACATCTATCACATTTTGAGCTCTTTTAAGTTGACGCTTAGCTCTGTCATAGTGTTTCAAGTCATTTTTATCAAGGTCTTTTCTATAAATCTCATCAAAATGAAGACATTTACTTTGCACTGAGAACATAGCCGCCTTTGAAAACTCTATATTTTTCTTACCACTTTTTATTTCAATTAAAGTTATGCCTTGCTGAGGTATTAACGCAAGTAAATCACCAGTATGTACAAACGTAGTAATATCAGTGATAACAGCTATAGCCATCGGATCAGCATTGATTTCATCTGCTACCACCATTGAATCATGTATATTAAATATTGTCAGATTGTCAGTATTTCTATTTATAGGTAACCGTCTTATAGACGAGTGTTCATTGCGGAATATCGCCCATACAATTGAATCAATGCACCTACGTAAAATCCTAATTTCTAGTCTAGTCCTTTCAATATTGCGTATACACTTCTTCTTTGTTTCATAGTCCTTTTTTGAATGGGCACAATTCTTTTCTAACTCCAGATCCTTGATTTGAGAAAGCCTGATAATGAGTTCATCAGCTATGATCCTTTGCGCCCGCTTCCATCCACTTAACAGGTGTTTGAAGTTTTCGATGGAATCAAGCTCCCTTTGCTGAGCTCCCACATTTTCCCCTTGCCGTATCAGCACCATTAACGTCTTGATGAGTTCATTGAACTCAGAAGGAAGATGTTCCCATATATTTATGAACGGCCTATACTTTGCCCGCATTTTATCATTGTTATTTTTTGCCATCTTCAATTGATAATCTCCTCTCACAATATTGTCATCACTAACAAATTTATTACACTTAAAAGTGTAAGATAATTGATAAACAAAAATCCTGCCACGTTGTTATTCAAATATTGGAAAACTTATCGCCCGTTTAGACTTCATCTAACATATTCTGACTTTATCACCATCCTTCGCTTAAAGTGGGAAGGAGTTGGAATCTGCATTGATGAAATTTAGAATAGCACCACCTAAAGGGAGGTTGCTATGTTCCGTTGTCCGCTTTGTGGCGCATCTGCCCGTATCCGCACAAGTCGTCCGGAAAATGATTCAAACACCGTCAGACAAAAGTATTACCAGTGTAACAACCTGGAATGCGGCGTATGCTTCTCAACACTGGAAGCTTTCCATAAATTCACATCGAAACACACCTCAGGCGTTCGATCTTCAGAAGGTATCCCGTGGCATGAACTGCCAACGTCACACAGGGGAAACAATCAGATGAGTTTGCCTTTACCTCAGAATTAACGAGCAGAATTGCCGAAGCAACAAAAAAACGATAGATTACGCGCGGGTGCCTTTCGGCTGATGGTCGGAGGGTATGCCCGAAGGCCAGATGTGGAAAGGCCCCGGAAAACATCTCTGTTTAACCGAGGCCCTAACCATCTAACCTTAGCAAGTGATAGGTTAGCGCCTCCCCTAAAAAGGAGCAAGCGCTATGTCGCAAAAATCGCTTACGGCCATCACGTTCTGCGTGACGGTAATCCTCATCATCTGGATGCTGCACGGTTCGCTGTGTGAAATACGGATGAGCTTCTGGGGAGCGGAGTTTGCGGCGTTCTTACAGTGTAAGCAGTAAGGAAACCGCGACGGGGGAGTAATCCCCCGTCAATCGGTTGCCAAGGCTGGCCGAAGTGGCACCCTATCCCATCGACAGAAACAATAAAACCCGCAGCGTAAAAACTGCGGGTTTTATTTTGGAACTCTCACTTAGCTAGGGTACCGTTAACAACACACATAATGCTCGCAAAACAAACCAGTCAAAAGTAATTAATCAGCATTCTCCTGCTTCCATTGCCGGATCATTTCATCAGTAACATCACTCTCATAACATACCACATCATACCCTCCAGTACGGCTATATGCACTGCGTCCACCACACCTACTACCATTCCTTGCATGATTATAAGGACACGCACAATTGCCTGGATATGATTCAATGGATTCTTTAATTATTTCTTTCTTGATCTGAACATCAGACTTTCCTGTTGCTGCATACCCACTAAAAGATACCAAACAAAAGCAGATTGCCATTAATAAACCACATCGCATACCGATACACTCTATTACTAACCAATCATAACCCACATCATAAAATCGAGATGTGGAGTACAACACCTTTAACAAGAAGGTGTCATAACGATAATATGTCGAGCAATTCATCAAAAAAAAGATCTATATCAAAGAGATAGAGCTCTTATCAGTACTGCAGACATCGGCATTCGAAGCAGCAGAAAAAACAGTAAATCTGACGAATTTGCCTTTTCTCAGGATGTTGTCAGATTAAAAAAGATAGATTAGCGCAGGTACCTTTGGTGGATGACTGGAGGAAAAATGAAGTCGAGTGGAAAAATCCCAGAAAAATTTTGTTTAACCGAAGTCTTGGTTCACTATGCGAAATACGGAGGAGCTGCAGGAGAATTCTGCTTCATCCTTAGAGCTTAAACAGCACGTGCACCACTATTATTGTTTCTGCATATCGCCACACCACCGCCACTCTACCGCCATTGCTCAAAATACAAATACAAAAAAACCACCCGAAGGTGGTTTCACGACACTGCTTATTGCTTTGATTTTATTCTTATCTTTCCCATGGTACCCGGAGCGGGACTTGAACCCGCACAGCGCGAACGCCGAGGGATTTTAAATCCCTTGTGTCTACCGATTCCACCATCCGGGCTCGGGAAGAAAGTGGAGGCGCGTTCCGGAGTCGAACCGGACTAGACGGATTTGCAATCCGCTACATAACCGCTTTGTTAACGCGCCAAATTCTTCAGGCCTTTCAGCCAGACATCCGCTTGACGCCGATGTCTTTTAAACTGGAGCGGGAAACGAGACTCGAACTCGCGACCCC